ACGTGCAGCTGCCGGACAGCCACCTCGAGGCGCTGCTGTTCTTCGTGGCTAGCCGGGTCAACAACCCGATCGGCATGACCAACGAGTTCAATGCAGGCAACAGCTACGCGGCCAAGTTCGAAGCGGCCTGCCAGGCGCTCGAAGAGCAGGGGCTGCAGGTCGACCAAGACAGTCAGAACACCAGGCTGCACCGCGGCGGCTGGGTTTAAGTGCGCCAGGCGTTACACCCAGCAAGAACCAAAGCGGATACCACATCGGCAAGTCTTGGTTGCGATATCGACCAGGTTTTGAGAGGTAGGGGGGAACAGAACCACCAGTAATCCGAGAATGCGGCCGCCGAAAGTCCCGAGATAATCCTTTGTTGGCATAATGAAACCAATATCGGGAGCTCGGATGCACATATTCGCTCCCTCTGATCAGATAAATCGACCTTAGATACTGAAACGGCGAGCCAAAATATGAAGCAACTGACGCAGGCTGGGGAAATCGACGCGAAACCGCTGACCAAATGGAAAAATGCGCCGACTCTTCTCGCTCTGAAGCAGGATTTGACCGATGCGAAGCCGATTCATGACACGCAGGTCACCAAGCTGAAGACTTGGCGGGACAATCTCAACGTCGAGGGTGCAGCCAAGGTTAAATCCACCCCGGGAAACTCGTCGATCGTCCCAAAGCTGATTCGCAAACAGGCGGAATGGCGGTATCCAGCGCTCAGCGAGCCGTTCCTGAGCACCTCGGAGGTCTTCAACGTGAAGCCCCGCAGCTGGGAAGACCGCGCAGCGGCCCAGCAGAACCACGTGCTGCTGAACTACCAGTTCGAAACGGCCATCGATAAGGTCCGCTTCATCGACGAGTACGTTCGCGCCGCGGTCGACGACGGAACGGTGATCGTGCGCGTCGGCTGGCAGTTCGAAGAGGAGGAATATGAGGACGAGGTGCACGACGTGCAGTTCGTCATCAACCCCCAGCTCGCTCCGTTGCACCAGCAGCTCGAGCAAATGAAGCAGACGTCGCCGAGCCAGTACGACACGGACGTCCCGGACGAGCTGAAGCAGGCCCACGACCTGACGATGCAGCAGGGCCAGCCCGTCGAGCCGCAGATCGTCGGCACGAAGTGGGTCACGAAGACCCGCACCGTTCACAACCGGCCGACGCTCGAGGTTTGCAACCCGGAGAACGTCGTGTTCGATCCGACCTGCAAGGGCGACATGGAGAAGGCTGGCTTCGCTGTCTTCCACTTCGAGTCGTCGCTGTCGATCCTAGAGAAGGACAAGCGCTACAAGAACCTCGACAAGATCAACCTCGAAGGCAACTCGATCCTGAGCGAGCCGGATCACGCACCGGACGGTGGCCAGACGAACTTCAACTTCTCGGACAAGCCGCGCAAGAAGTTCGTCGTCTACGAGTACTGGGGTTACTGGGACATCGACGGCGACGGGACCGTCAAGCCGTTCGTGGCTTCCTGGGTCGGCAACACCATGATCCGCATGGAGCTCAATCCGTTCCCCGACAAGGGCATCCCCTTCATCGTGGAGCAGTACCTGCCGGTGCGGCGCTCGACGTACGGCGAGCCCGATGGCGCGCTGCTCGAGGACAACCAGAAGGTCATCGGTGCCGTCACCCGCGGGATGATCGACATCATGGGCAAGTCGGCCAATGGCCAGACCGGTGTCCGCAAGGACATGCTCGACGCCACCAACCGACGCAAGTTCGAAAAGGGGCAGGACTACGAGTTCAACGGGAACGTGGACCCCCGCCAGGGCGTGTTCATGCACACGTACCCCGAGATTCCGCAGTCCGCGTCGTTCATGCTGCAGTTGCAGAACGCCGAGGCGGAGTCCCTGACGGGTGTGAAGTCCTTCTCGCAGGGCGTTTCGGGCGCTGCCCTGGGTGATGTGGCCGCAGGTGTGCGCGGAGCCCTGGACGCGGCCTCCAAGCGCGAGCTCGGCATCCTGCGCCGGCTGTCGAGCGGCATCGTCAAGATCGGTCGAAAGATGATCGCGATGAACGCCGAGTTCCTCTCGGACGAGGAGGTGGTTCGGGTCACCAACGAGCAGTTCGTGAAGGTCCGACGGGACGACCTGCCTGGGAATTTCGACCTGGAGCTGTCGATCTCCACCGCGGAGGAAGACAACAACAAGGCCGAGCAGCTGGCTTTCCTCCTGCAGACCACCGGCAACAACATGGATCCGGTGCTGAGGAACATGGTCCTGGCCGACATCGCACGGCTTCGCAAGATGCCCGACATGGCGCACCGGATCGAGACCTACCAGCCCCAGCCGGACCCGATTGCCCAACAAAAGGCCCAGCTCGAGATCCAACTACTCCAGGCACAGATCGCCAAAGAGAATGCCCAGGCTGCGCAGTATGCGGCGAGTGCGAATCTGCATGGTGCCAAGGTCAATACCGAGACTGCCAAGGCAGCGGATATTCAATCCACCACGGATCAGAAGAACCTCGACTTCGTGGAGCAGGAATCCGGTGTTAAGCAGGAACGTGCCCGTCAACTCGCTGGCGAACAGGCACGCAGTAACGAGGGATTGGCACTGCTGAAGCACCATATCGATACCGAAGAGGCGGCTAAGGATCGCCGTCACGACCTGGTGAAGGAGTATGTGAAAACTCGGGCCAAGGAGCGCGCGACAAATTAGGAGATATAGTGCGGGCTGGTATATATTCCAGTCCGTCCAATCTAGTAACTCGTCCAGCCCGATAGAACATGAGTAACACCGACGTCCAACGCATCGAAAACAATATCAAGGAAGCCCGCGCCATCGTCGAGCTGAGTAACTCGCTCGATCGCCTAAAAGGCAACCGGGATTTCAAGAAACTGATCCTCGAAGGTTACTTCCGGGACGAGGCGGTGCGCCTGGTGCACCTGAAGGTGGATCCCTCCATGCAAACCGCGGAGCGCCAGGCTTCGGTGGTTTCCCAGATCGATGCGATCGGCGGGCTGTCGAGCTTTCTGCGCACTGTGGAGTTCAACGCGTCGATCGCTGCGAAGGCCATCGAGTCGGGCGAAGCGGACATCGAAGAAATCCAGGCCGAGGAGCTGAGCAATGTCTGAAGTGATCAACGAAGGCGCCGTGGACAGCACGGTCGAAGAACAACCGTCGCATCTGGCGATGTCGGACGAAGACTTCCTGAAGATGCCGGTGCCCCAGCCGAAGACGGCTGTTGCCAAGGACGAGGAAGTGGTCCCGCAAGGCGTCCAGACCACGACCGGCGCGGACCAAGCTGAGAACCTCGCGGATGACGCCGATGACGCGGCGGGCGGCAAGCCCGCCAAGGAGGCGGCAGTCGACGCGGACCTCGTGGACGCCGGCGAGGAGGGTGAGAAAAAGCCCGCAGCCGAAACCACTGAGCCGAAGGAAGCGAAGTCCAAGGACGCTGCGGCCGTCGACTACGAGGCCGAATACAAGCGCCTGCTGACGCCGTTCAAGGCCAATGGCCGCGACATCGCGGTCAACAGCGTGGACGACGCGATCGCACTCATGCAAATGGGTGCGAACTACAACAAGAAGATGGCCGCGCTCAAGCCGAATCTCAAGCTCATGAAGATGCTCGAGAACAACGGCCTCATGAGCGAGGACAAGATCGGCTTCTTGATCGACCTCGGGAAGAAAGACCCGGCTGCGATCAACAAGCTGGTGAAGGACAGCGGCCTGGATCCGATGGATCTGGACGCTGAAAAGGCGAAGACTTACAAGCCGACTGCTTACGCTGTTGACGATCGTGAGATCGAGCTGGATACGGTCCTGGACGAGCTGCAAGGCTCGTCGACGTACACCCGGACGCTCGACGTGGTCAGCAATAAGTGGGACGTTGCAAGCAAACAGACCGTATCGCAGAACCCTCAGCTGTTGAAGGTAATCAATGACCACGTGGCCAGTGGCATTTACGACCAGATCAGTACCGAGGTCGAGCGCGAACGTGTGTTTGGCCGCCTGAAGGGCATGTCGGACATCGAGGCCTACCGCACGGTTGGCGATGCGATCCAGGCACGCGGGGGCTTCAACCATCTGGCTCCAAGCCAGGGGCAATCGAAGCCTGTTGCGAAGACCGTGATCGCACCGCCCCCGGCGAAGGTCGAAGACGACAAGCTGAAAGACAAACGTCGAGCCGCGAGCTCCACGAAACCTGCTGCTCCCACTTCGATGCCCAAGGACTTCAATCCTCTGGCGATGTCGGACGACGAGTTCAGCAAGCTGGTCAAACCCAAGTTTCTCTAAATCGAAAGGCCCAACATGCAATTCAACAAGCCCACCGCTGGCGTCGCCTCGAGCATCGGCACGCAGCTGCAGAACTACTACTACCAGAAGAAGGCCCTGATCGACCTGGTCAAGGAGCAGTACTTCAGCCAGCTGGCTGACGTCACCTCCATGCCCAAGAACATGGGCAAGAAGATCAAGCGCTACCACTACCTTCCGCTGCTGGACGACGCCAACATCAACGATCAAGGCATCGACGCCGCGGGCGCGACGATCGTCTCGGGCACCTGGTCGATCCGCTTCCCGGCGCTGGTCCTGAACGTGGCCAACGGCTCGAAGGCCGCTGCTGCGACCGCGATCGCCGCCAACACCAGCGGTGTCACGGCTGTGGCTGGTGCCGATGGCTCGGGCGGTGCCGGCTTGGCCACGCTGACGCTGTCGGCGCTGCAGGCGGTCTATGCGACGGCCGCTCTCAAGGACGCCGTCCTGGCCCTGAACCTGGGCAGCTCCGCGCTGCAGCTGGGTGGCAACCTGTACGGCTCGTCCAAGGACATCGGCACGATCTCGGGCAAGCTGCCGGCGCTGTCGGAAACCGGTGGCCGCGTGAACCGCGTCGGCTTCAAGCGCGTCGAGCTCGAAGGCACGTTCGAGAAGTTCGGCTTCTTCGACGAGTACACCGCTGACTCGCTGAACTTCGACACCGACGAAGACCTCGAGATGCACATCAACCGCGAGATGCTGCGCGGCGCGAACGAGATGACCGAAGACGCCCTGCAGATCGACCTGCTGTCGTCGGCCGGCGTCATCCGCTTCGCTGGTTCGGCGACCACGATGGCCACCTGCGACGAGACGGCGGTGGTTTCGTACTCGGACCTGATGCACCTGTCGATCGACCTCGACAACAACCGCACGCCGAAGTCGACCACGGTCATCACGGGCACGCGCCTGATCGACACGAAGACGCTGCCGGCCTGCCGCGTGGCCTACATCGGTTCGGAGCTCCTGCCGACGTTCAAGGCCATGAAGGACCTGCACGACAACCCGGCGTTCATCCCCGTCGAGAAGTACGCCTCGGGTGGCACGGTGCTGAACGGCGAAGTCGGCGCGGTCGACCAGTTCCGCCTGGTCGTCGTCCCCGAGATGATGAAGTGGGCCGGTGCCGGCGCAGATGCTTCGGCGTCGGCGACCAGCTACGA